GAGACATACTGATAGAGAGGATGTATCGTGATTGATCGTAAGGCATTTAAGAAGTTTATCCCTAACTCAAAGTACCCGGATCAATGGTACGACGCACTATTCAGTTCTCAGACTGAGCTAGGTGGCAAGTCTCTCCTAGAAGAATACGAGATTACGACTCCTAACCGTATAGCGTCATTCCTAGCCCAATGCCACCATGAATCAGGTGGATTCGTGTGGCTAACTGAGAACCTGAACTACTCTGCTCAAGGTCTCCTCAAGGTATTCCCTAAGTATTTCGCTACAGACTCACAGGCTAAGGCTTACGCTAAACAGCCGGATAAGATCGCCAATTACGTCTATGCGAATCGTATGGGTAACGGTGATGAGGCTAGCCAAGAGGGGAGCGTCTACAAGGGCAGAGGATTAATCCAGCTGACCGGCAAGGATAACTATTTTTGGTTCGCTGCTAGCCTAGAGATGACTCCGCAAGAAGCTGCTGAATATATGCAGACGTTCGAAGGAGCAGCCCAGTCTGCTTGCTGGTTTTGGTCGGAAAATAAGCTGAATAGATTCGCGGACGCTACAGACCTACGGGGTATGACTCGTGTGATTAATGGCGGTTACAAGGGCATGGAAGATCGGGAGATTCAGTATGCGAACGCTTTGGCTGTTGTTCATTCTTAGTCTCGTAGGTTGTGAGGATAGGTTCCGTTATCCCTGTCAAGATAACAAGAACTGGAATAAACCTGAGTGTCAGCGTCCTACCTGTGCTGTAACTGGGACTTGTCCTGACCAGCTAGTACCTGCTGCCGACTTTAAGCCGGAGGAAAAATGAAGTGGAATTCTGACCAAATTGATTCGATCATTAAGCTGATTATTGGCACGACATTCTGCTTAGTCATTTTGATGATGTCTGGTGTCGCTACATACTCTATTGTTTTCGTCGTGCAGCCGATGACAGGGATCGCACCGGTTGATAAAGCACTATTTGCACTACTCAGCGACATCTCGAAATACTGCCTCGGAGCATTGGCTACATTACTTGCTCTCCGTGGTAAGGACGGGGTTGCTAAGTTGATCGATCCACCACCCGGAGTCTCTAAGGCGAGTGATTGGACTGATCCACCTAAGTCACCACCACCGTCACCTGTACAACAACCTGTCCGTATGGAACCGACGATTGCACCTATTAGTTCTGCGCCAACGGCAGGTTATAACGGTAAAGCAGCCCCTGAACAACCACCTCACCCGGAGATCACATGATTGCATTACGCATGGTTGGAACTGTGTTTCTTAGTCTATTTCTTGTGTTTAACATTCACGCAGGAGAGACTAAAAAAGTCTGCAATGCTCAAAAAGACAAGAAGGGTAAGGAAGTTCAGGTCTGCCGTGAGGTCAAGGTACACAAAAAACTTGATGGCACGAAAGTACCGCCGAAATGAATCCGTACCTAATCCTCGGCGTTGTATTCGCAGTCGGTGTAGCCGGAGCAGGTGGTCTATACAAGGGTCACAGGCTAGGTAAGGCTGAGGTTCAACAGGCTTGGGATAAAGAGAAAGCCGAGCAATATGCTGCTTATGCTAAGGCTCAGGAAGAAGCCCGTAAGAAGGAGCAAGAGTTACAGGCTAATGCGGATCAACTAAGGAGGGAGAAAGATGCGGAAATCAGGAATATTAACGCTAGGGCTACTGCTCTCTCTAACAGCTTGCAGCACCGTAAGTCCCGTTCCGAAGCAGATTCCCTGTCCAGTTCCTCCGGTACTAGACAGACATCCTGTAGCGGAAAAGAGCTTTACCGAGAGGATGGGCAATTTCTTGTCCGGATCGCTGGAGAGGCCGACGAACTCAGAACAGCCCTCAAGCAATGCTACACCCAGTACGAAGCCCTAAGAAAGTGACTCTGAGGCTTGCGTAGCGATCTCTGAAGCCGTTTTTATCATCTGGTCATAGGTCTGACCACTACCCCTAGCAATTAAGCCTCCTAGAGCCGCTGCGAAGAACAGTCTCCAATCGTAGTTCTGGGGGGTAAATTGGACTGTTTCAGGTGGGTTCCATTTAGGATCATCAGGATTCTTTCTAGGTCTGCCCATTACGTTCCTCTTGTACTTGAATTAGTTGAAATTTGTTGCGTATTGTTTGTGGTAACGATGGTCTTAGGTCTGGCGGTAGCAAAACATCAATTTGTTTTGACCCGTTAATAAATGCAATATTGGCAACTACATTTACTAAATCTTGCTCTGATTTATTCATGGCAATTGAAAAAGTCGTTTAACGTGGGCTGATGGAGTGGGTTTACCAGATAGGTTCCTGTAGATACTTGGGGATTTCTTATCAAGACAAGATTTACATATCCAGCGGTTAGTGCATTTAGAACGCCTAAATATCCCACCTTCCTCATCCCTAGTAGCTTGGCAACTTGTACAAAATCTAGTCATAGTCTACGTTGGCAGGTAAAGGCTTGGATGTCTACGCGAAATGCCCCTGCAAACTTACAATCAGAGGCTATCCGAGATTCTGTTTGAATCCCACCAACGTACCAGCCGATAACGCATAACAAGATGGCAACGATAGACTTAGCCCACCAGTCAAGCACCATATCAACTGCTTTAGATAGATCATTCATCTTTAACGAATACTCCTTCTTTGTTTAGGAAGCCCTTGCGATCCTTGATCTGCTCGTAGGCTGACTGGAAGCATTGTTTTAGATCGACATCTTCAATAGCAGCAACCATAGTAAGGCATACAAGAACGTCCCCAAGTCCATCGATAATTCCGTCACGGTCTCGCTTGGTAATCGCATCGGCTAACTCTCCCATCTCAGAAAAAGCCTTCAATAGCTGCGTCTTAGCGTCAGAGTTCTGAATAATCCCTCGATCAGTACCCCATCTAATTACTTCAAGTTCAGTTATGGTAAAACTGCTCATAGGAAGCTCTCAATCTCAACGATAGGCATATTGAAAGCCTTGTGAATGGCTATCTTAGTCTCTGCCGATACGCCATTGTGACCGTTACGAATCTTGCTAATCGTAGGCATGGATACGCCTATCTTTAGGGCTAGTTGACGGTCGTTCTTGATCTTGTGTGTTTCTTTCAAATAGTCCAACAGTTTCATTTTCTCTCCTGAGTTAATGCCCGTCTTTCCGGGCTGTCATCATGCGTGTTTGGGCTACCCATGCAGACGGAAGGTAGCTATTCCGTGTGGCTCGGCCTATTACGACCCAAGATGCTGCACTCATCACCAACACGACTGAGGACTGAATCCAGAGAGGTGGCTCAACGCCGTCCGGACGGCAATCATCAATCCTCATGCGTCTTGATCCCCGTCTTTCCGGGGTGTCTGCATACTCACATAGAAGGGGAGACAAGCGTAAAGGAGCTATGCGTATGCTGCGTAGGTTACGCGCCACCTATCGCTAGGCTTAAGGGTGAGGTACTCGCTTCACCAGTTCTATCCTTGACGATTTATTAATCGAAAAGCTGGCATCCGCTTTCCCTCGTAGATCAATAGCAGCTCGTATTACACGAGGCTCCATAACAGCAAGTTGTACAAGTTACACATCGACCAGCATCACAGTATGTGTGATAGGTACAGGTAGCGTAAACAAATGGTGCGGTAACTGCTAACCAAAGTGCGACTAGGTATTTCATAGTTTCTCCTCAGAAAGGCGCATCGGTAAGATCATCGTCCTGAAACTCGACCTTCTTTGCTGGTTTCTTAGTGTCTTTCTCCTTAACCGCTAGAGAGAAAAACTTACCGTTCTTGCCTTCCTTAAGCCAGCCAGAAAGCCAGTAATCCTTGCCATCGATGTTGATCGTGCCGCTATAGTCCGGGTGCTTGTCAGACTGTTTGTTAGTGTTGCGACCCAACATACCGCGATTAGTGTTGTCGTATTCCATGATTATCCTTTAGTAAATTTCTTGATTGCTGATCGTTGCTTGCTATCCAACAGAGACCAGAGTGCAGTCTTCCAATCTGCATCTAGTCCTAGAGAATTGATGTACTCCACAGCGTCTGCTACCTGATCCTTGTGAATCATTAGGATGATGTCTGCTGCGTAGCTACGAATCTCGTCTTGCGATTCTGAGTCAAGATCGTCGAATACGGACTTAGTAATCGGCTTTGATGACTTAGGTTCGTCTGATCCTGTGGTAGCGTCTAGTGCGTCATGCTCACAGATTGCCAGAGCCATTACCAGCAGATACCGAGTAATGTAGGTAATCGACGCACCTAGATTCTGTACTTCATGGCATCCCTTGAGTTGAGCAGAAGCCATAGGACAGCTGAACTTAGTGCATCCACCGTTGACCGTATCAATGACTCGCATAGTCGCTAGTTCGCTGGTGAACTCTAGCGTATGGCACAAGCCTAGTTCAGCGAATATCGAGTTGACTGTAGGCAGGAAGTCTGTAAGTTCAAAGTACCGATAACCTGCGAACTTATTGTGTCCTGACTTCTTGAGTTCTACGTTCTGGAGCTTAACTCTGGCTTCCTGTAGCTTTTGGTAGACGAGCCATTGCTGCTGTTCTTCTTGTTCCTGTTGACGGTTATCCATTATTTATCCTTTAGCGAATTTCTTATTGAAGATGATATTGTTAGGTTGTGCTTTCTCATTAGTTTGTATCTTTGCAGCCTCCTTTTGCTCTTTGCGAATGCGGTCAAAAGTTTTACGAATGTTTGTTTTGCCAGACGGGACATATTTAAATGAAGGGTCTAGGATTGATGTCATAGGCTGTCCAAGAGTAACGATAGGAGGAGCAACAGAAAGATGACTTTACCAGAATGGCGGTCAATGAAGTCAGCTAGCTTATCGTCTGCTCTGAATAGTTTGTTCATGCTTCTTTCCCCTTAAAGTAGTTTTCTGCTTCCCGGTCTTTGTGTTCCTGATACAACCTGTCCTGATGCTCAAAATACCTATCATCGTCAGTCTCATCGTATGCCGGTAAGTTTTTAGCCTTAACGGTACGGTTAATCATTCCGATAATGAACCGTTGCAGATTGTCACGGAGTTGGATAGGATTTTGATGATGCTGCGACCAAACCCATAACATCTGTGAAAACTCCTCGCCAATATCTGCGGCTGTCATGTGGCAAAGTACATCGTCAGGATGTCCATCCAGTAGCTCGTAAAGTAGAAACTGCTCGAATTCTTGTGCGTTCATATTTATCCCCTAGTAGTTACCGCCACGAAATAGTGCCACAGATTAATAGGTAAGTGCAAATATATTTCTATAAGTAAACCAAATCCCATAGGAACATTCTATTACCAACCGTCAACATTATGAGACAATGAAATACGAGAAAACATTACAAAAACTGAAAGAAACTCAGCCTAAGCTCGATAAGTACCCAGAGCCTAGAAAGACAACACCTAGAGGACAGCCAGTTGAAAGAAGAACCTTCAAAATCCTTAGCAGCAACGTCAAGCGACAAAACTGGAACGACTAAGCAATACCACCACGGCCTACGTTATTGCGCTGGATGTAAGAAGTCCAGATCGTCGGCGCAGTTTAAGGAACATAATGTTTGTAAGATTTGTCAGTTAAGAGAGGTTAAGGTATAGTTTAAGCAGTAGTACACGCTTGGAGGCGTGTTTTGAGTAAGCCTTAGATGAGACTCTGCTGGTACTCACCAGTCCTCCAACGCCCAACTTTGGGTGAGAGTCTCACCTAGGGCTTTTTTTATTGGAAAAAGCTATGTTGAAATTTAGAGCAACAGATGATTTAGAGGCCTACATTAGTGATGTTGGTTGCCTTGTTCTGAAGCAAAATTCGTTTATTGAAGGCAAGGAAATTACAATAATAATAACTCCAGAACAGGCCTATGAAGTCGCTCAATTAGTCTTAGATTTTCACGAAGAAATGTGCAATTCGTGGATGGGTGGGTTGAATAAGGAGAGTGACGATGAGTAATCTCCTTATCAATGAGTACCCATTGGTTGTTCTGCCATCGTTGGCGGTCAAATATGGGCTTAATGAGGCCATCGTAATCCAGCAAATTCAGTACTGGTCTCGCAAATTAGACGTTAGTGATGACGGTTTTGCTTGGGTATATAACACGATCCCAGAGTGGAAAAAACAATTCCCATTTTGGTCTGAGAGGACTATTTTTTCTATCCTAAAAAGCCTCCGTGAGGCTGGCATTTTGATCGCTGAAAAGAGAAGTAAAAGTCCTTGGGATCACACTTTGTACTACCGTTTGAACCATGAAATCCTTGACCATACGATCTCGCAAACTTTGCAAGATCGACCTAGAAAGTCTTGCGATAACACTGTAAATACAGAGACTACCAAAGACTACTTCACCGAGTTCTGGTCAGCCTATCCTAAGCGAGTAGCAAAAGAAGATGCTAGGAAGGCATTATCAAAAATAAAACTTACCGATGATCTGTTTGCAAAGATGCTGCAAGCCATCAAGGATCAAGGTTTAGCGTCAATGGACAAGCAATTTGTCCCATTCCCGGCAACTTGGCTGAACAAAAAGCGATGGGAAGACGAAATCACCAAACCTAACGTCAATGTTTCTATGGGGAGACGAGTTCTATGATTGGCGATTTACTAAACAAGCTGGAAAAGGTTAAAGGCTCAAAAGGTCGTTGGGTAGCTTGCTGTCCTGCTCACGTTGACAGATCACCAAGCCTTGCCATAACGGAAACTGACGATGGTCGAATCCTGCTCAAGTGCTTTGCCGGATGTAGTGCCTACGAAATTGTAAAAGCCGTAGGAATGGACTTGACAGACCTATTTCCTAACGACAACAATCTAAGTTCCCTTAAGGAAAAACATTTTAATAAAGCAGTACGCAGACCGTTTTACGCATCAGACCTGCTGAAAATAATCCAATTTGAGGCACTTCTAACGTCCGTAGCGGCGTTTGATTTGAGTCATGGTAGGCAGGTATCGGAAGTAGACAGAAAACGGCTTAAAACGGCTGTATCCAGAATCAACGAAGCCGTTAGTTACATTAACTAGGGGAAACTATGACGATTGAACTAGCGAGAGGAGAGGCTGAGGAACTGCTGAATATTTTACGGATGGTGTACTCAAATCACGAACTAACGAAGATCATCAGTAATCGGCTAGCGGGAGATGTGCTGATTGAGTTCCCACCTGAGCCTGTAGAGGAAAAGCCTGTTGCAGAGTGGAAAGAACTGTCTACCGCAGAGATTAAAGCACTCTGGAACGTAACAAAGAAACCTAGTGAATTTGCCAGTTTACTGCTGGCTAAAGTTAAGGAGAAGAACTATGAATGACGGTTACTACTGCGTTGTTTGCGGCAGGTTCCTGCTTGAAGAAGATGGTGTGATCGTGCATGACGATGTGCCGCACCCTTTAGATATGGACTTTGGAGATGAGGAGAAGCCGCAATGAGTGGAAATCATAATAAATACCAAAAATCAATACAGAAAATTGCTCAAGAACCTGATTACGAAAAGCGTTTATCACTAGCGGCAGAGTCAATGGGAGAGAATGTACTCTCAATGATTAAGCACATCTTACGAAAGCATGATGCAGCAATTATTGAGGCTTCCTTTGAAGCTATTGAGGCAGCAGTTAAAGAAGAAAGACGATCCATCATTCGAGTGCTAGAAGGTGGAATAGTCGAAAAAGAACACGTTGAATATCCGATGAACGCAGCATTGGATTGGGCGATTGCAGCCATTGAGGAGAGGGGTATATGAAACCTATTGCGTGGATAAAGATTCGAGAGCTATCGTATATGCAAGCCGTTCAAGAGCAAGGTGCAACCGAGTGGAAAACCAATCTTGGCCTGAATCCTGAGCCAGATGACGAGGGTTTGTACACAGAGACGCAGGTGCAGAAGATGTGGGAGAGTTTCGAGCAGTCCGTTACTGACCCAGAAAACCAACCAAGCCAGTACGGTACGGTGCTGATGAAAGAATGGCAGGGGCTGACGGATGAGGAGAAGTCAGAGATTTACAACAGGAACTACAACCTGTACGCACATGATATGCACATCGGCGATTTCTTTCTGATTCAACAAGCCATCGAAGCAAAACTAAAGGAGAAGAACAATGAGTCTTGAGGCGAGAGCGATAGAACTAGACGAGGCTAGGAAGGCTCGAATCCTAAAGTCGGAGAGTATTGACGTTGAGAAGTATCTACATTCCAACGACGTAACGATACGGGTCAAGAAGGCCTCTGACTGGTTAGATTCCATCAAAAAGGCTTACCTATCGGAAACGGTAGAAAAGAAAGTCGTTATGCCTTGGCCTAAGACACATGATTCTTTTGCCTATCGTGAGGGTGAAGTAACTGTCTACGCGGGTTCTAACGGTGGCGGTAAGTCGCTTATCACGGGTCAGATAGCGTTGAGTCTGGTCAAGCAGGGTCAGTCGGTCTGCATAGCATCGTTTGAGATGAAGCCTGAACGGACGCTACAGAGGATGCTTAGACAGTTTTCCGGGGAATCCTTGGATGATCCGTTGACTAACGACAGGGCAGGATTTATCACGAAGATGGTTGACCGGATGGACAAGTTTCTATCCGACAAGATGTACCTGTACGACCAGCAGGGAACTACATCACCGGAGAAGGTGATTGCTATGTCCAGATACTGCGCCATCGAGCTAGGGGTCAAGCACATCGTTATCGACAGTTTGATGAAGTGCGTCAAGAACGAGGATGACTTCAACGGTCAGAAGTCGTTTATCGACGAGCTAACGGCATTGGCGAGGGATCACAACGTACACATTCATCTAGTCCACCATATCCGCAAGCAGCAGACGGATGAGACACAGCCGAATAAGAACGACCTGAAAGGGTCTGGAAGTATCTCGGATCAGGTGGATAACGTCTTTTTGGTTTGGAGAAATAAGAAAAAAGAAAACCAAAAGAACCGGGGTGAACAGATAGACGAGACACAGCCAGATACCTTCCTAATGTGCGAGAAACAGAGGAACGGGGATGGTCAGGAGTGGTATGGACTTTGGTACGACAGTCTAAGCCAGCAGTTTGTGGAGAGGATAGGAGCGAGAATTGACTTTGATAACCGAGGAAGTTTTAAGGCATAGGTGTGAAGTTCGTGCTGTATTAGCGATGAGAACAGAAGACAGGGGCAAGGCGATGGACTATCTAATCAAGGTAAAAGAGGCTAGGCGAGAGAAGCTAGAGAAGGATTGCCGAGACCAGTGGGAACGTGGAAACCGAGGCAAATGGGGGGATTGGCGTGGTCTATAAACGGGTTGACTCAAATCAAGTCCAGATTGTTAAAGAGCTAAGACGCTTGGGTATGGAAGTCGAGCATCTTCACGGGGTAGGCAAAGGCTGTCCCGACATCTTAGTAGGTTGGAAAGGCAAAAACTGTCTGTTGGAAATAAAGCGGGACGATAAGGCCAAGCTAACCCCGGATCAGGTGCTATGGCATCACTCATGGAAAGGTCAGGTAGCTGTTGTCACTAACGTAATTGATGCGGTTAAAGCGGTAAAAGAGGTGTGCCGAGAGCCATGAAGACCATAACGATAACGGATGAAGATTACGATTTATGCGTAATGGTTGCAGCCATGAGGAATATGGTTTCTAGGGCTAGCAATACCAAAGACCGGCAAATGGGCAATCAGTCTGCGCTAGAGACAGACTTGACAGGGATCATTGGCGAGTACGCATTTTGTAAGCTACACAATATTTTTCCAGACTTAATCGCTAAAACTAGGTCAGGGTCTTACGACTGTCTTTTCAAGGGACAGCGCATTGACATAAAAACAACTAAATACAAAGACGGTAGGTTACTGGCAACGACCAAGCTAAACGACGATGTAGATGTCTATGTGCTGGCTATCGTTAATGGCAAGAGCGTAACTTTTCCCGGATGGACGAGAAAGAGCCAGCTAATCAAAGAGGAAAACTTAAAGAACTTAGGGCATGGAGAAACCTACGTCATGGATCAGGAGAAGCTAAACCCTTGGAAATAGCCGGGATAGGATTTACCTATAGCAATACATTTACCTATAGAAATATATTTGTTGACGCTCCGAAACAGTTTTGAGAAGATACGTCCATACCGCAGCACACAGCGGGATTTCTAAGGGGAACAAAATGGGAATCGTAAAAGCTAGCATTTTTCAAGAGACCAACGGCTACGGCAAAACTTTCTTTATCGGTGAGTGCGAGGCATTGCCAATCCGCACCAACATTGCCGAGTTACAGGGTGAGTTAGTCGAGTTTCTTGGCGATACGCGACAGGATGTGATTGAGCAAATTATCTCAGCCTTAAAGTCTCGCGGTATGTCAGGCAAGTTGCGTATTATTTAATTAACAATCCGGGGGAAACCCCGGTTTTTCAAGGGGAGCAACATGGAATCTATCAAAATCGAAGGCGTAACACGGCACACAGGAATCTACGTCGATACGATAGGTAAAGACGTATGGATTAACGTGATGTTGAGCAACGGTAGTGCGAATCTCTGCATAACGCCGGAGAACGCTGAGAAGCTAATCGAGGCAATCCGAGTCGCTATCGGGCAGGTGGAATATGCAAGTTAATCCGCACGAAGCAATCGATTTCATTTACAAAAACTCTACGGCTTACGCTAAGGCTAAGGCTGAAGTTACCTACCTTGAGGAGTTTCGTAAGAGCAAGAAAGCAATTCTGTTCAGTCAGGCTATCGGGAATACGGTAGCTGACAGGGAGAATCAGGCTTACGCTCACCCAGAGTACCAAGCCTTGTTAAAAGGCCTTCAGGCGGCTGTAGAGGCTGCTGAGGAGCTTAGATGGCAGTTGATAGCGGCACAGGCTCGGATCGACGTATGGCGGTCTCAGGAGGCTTCTAATCGGACTATGGATAGGGTGACACAATGACTAGAGATGACATCAACAAGTTGATACAGGAACACGGCTTGTTTCACGGCGCGATGGCGTTAGGGGTAGTGATGGATGCTGGACATTTGGAACACTTTGCCAACCTAGTCGCAGCAATAGAGCGTGAGGAATGTGCCAAGGTCGTTGAGCAAGCTGGCATAGATGGATACGGGACTTTAGCTGCTGCTGTATTGGTGAGAGAAAGGGGTAAGCCATGACTGACCTACAATATAACGTACCAGACGATAGCAATTTGGCACAATGTGAATATTGTGGCTGGGTAGTAGACTGGGATGAGGTTCCGAGGGCTAGGGACTTATCAGGCGAGATTGTTACCTGCTGCGAGGAATGTAACGAGGGCGAGTCGTTTGTAAATTATCCGTCTAAGAGGTTCAATGTACAGAAGCAAGAAGTTACTTGAGAGAGCTAGACACCTACCTTGTCAGCATTGCGGCAAGGAGGACGGAACGGTAGTAGCAGCCCACTCGAATCAGTTGCGAGATGGGAAAGGAAAGGGTATAAAGGCTAGTGATTTTAGGATTGCTAGCCTTTGTTTTTTATGCCATTTCGAGCTAGATCAGGGCAAGAATCTTTCCAAGCAGGAACGTGTAGAGATGTGGGAAGAAGCTCATCGAAAGACCATAGGCTTACTTTTTGAACGTGGTTATCTGGAGGTCGTATGAAGAAGACGAAATCTGAAAAGAAGATGAGCAAGGTTTACAACGAATTTAAGGAAGGAACCTTACATTCAGGTAAGGGTGGCCCTGTCGTTAAGTCTAAGAAACAAGCAGTTGCAATTATGCTATCCGAAGGTGGCAAAGCAAAAAAGGCTAAGAAATGAAGGCCGGACTCTACAGTAATATCCACCGAAAACGTGAACGTATCGCTGAGGGTTCTGGCGAGAAAATGCGTAAACCGGGTTCTAAAGGTGCGCCAACTGCTAAGGCGTTTAAGGAATCAGCTAAGACAGCCAAGCCGAGGAAAAAATGAAGAACGGTCAAAAGAAATCTGACAAAGAGTTGCTAAAAGAGTATCTCGACGAAGAAAAAGAGAAAAAAAAGAACGGTGTTAATGAGATAGAAATCGAGATCAAGATTCCTATGGGTAAGCAGAAGCGGGGTAAAAATGGCCGCAGCATGGACTAAGAAGGCCGGGAAGAACCCGAAAGGTGGGCTTAATGAAAAGGGTCGAAAGTCCTACGAAGCTGCAAATCCCGGCTCTGATCTTAAGCCTCCTGTTAAATCTGGCGATAACCCTCGTCGTGCTTCATTTTTAGCGAGGATGGGTAATATGCCCGGAGCAGAGCGTAAGCCTAACGGTGAGCCTACTCGACTACTTCTAAGCCTACAGGCATGGGGAGCTAGTTCTAAGGCTGACGCTAAGGCTAAAGCAGCCGCAATATCCGCAAGAAACAAGAAGAAATGAGCCACCAGAACCAGCTAGACTTTGTTGCTAGCGTCAAAAAACAATTCCCACAGTATTTCTTTGAGTCCAAGGTCTTAGAGGTCGGGAGTTTGGACATCAACGGTTCTATCCGTCAATTCTTTGTGGCTTGCGACTATACCGGCGTTGATCTAGGTGAAGGCCGAGGGGTTGATGTGGTGGCTAAGGGTGAGGAACTGGATTACCCTAACGATAGTTTTGACGTTGTGGCTAGCTGCGAGTGCTTTGAGCATAACCCTGAGTGGGTAAAGACCTTCAATAACATGGTCAGGATGGCTTCTGGACTGGTTTTCTTTACCTGTGCTACTACGGGTAGGGCTGAACATGGAACGAGGCGTACAAGCCCGGATGATGCGCCATTTTGCGGGGACTATTACCGGAACCTAACGGAGCAGGACTTTAGGGAAAACTGCGATCTGAGTAAGTTTGAAGTATATGAATTTATAACTAGTTATAACCCTGCAGACTTATACTTTTGGGCGATATGCAAGCAATCGTAATCTGTACGGTGAACAATCCCGGCATTACTGTGCTGCTGGAGTCTATTCGTTGCTATGGTGACAAGTTACCCGTGTACTTATGTAGTAATAATCTTGGACTCTGGGCAAGAGCAAGAGAGATCACAGAAAATCTTATCTACCGACCCAATCCTGCTACCAATTTCGGAGATGCTTATAACGCAGCCGTCGATTACGCCTTTGAACATGGCAAGTTTGACTCATTGATTTTAGCTAACGATGATGTAGTTCTTAATCCAGATACGCTATCGTTAATGCGGGAAGATGCGGGAATTCTGGAGTCTCGTGGCGTGAAATACGGATTCTTAGGCGCAAGAAGCGACTATGTATTGCCGGATCAGAACATCAGGTTCCCGGTAGACGGGGACAGAAGGGCAGGATTGAAGTGGGAAAGTGAGCATCAGATCAAGTTGACTCCGGTAATTGCGCCTATTTTTGCGTCGATAAGCCGGGAAGCATGGGAAGTAGCTAAGTTTCCAAGTACTAATTGGTATTCAGATAATATAATATGCCATGACTTGAACGTGGCGGGTTATCAGCATTTCGTCAGCAGGGCTTATGTGCATCATGCAGGAAGCCAGACGGTAGGCGTTGATTTCAAGAAATGTCACGAAGAACCGAGGGCGTGGATATTAGAGAACCGCCCAGATATGTACGAGGCTATCTATGGCTGACGGATTACTTTCGAGTGCGTTAAATTGGATTGACCAGCGTAAACAGGCTGCAAAGTCTAGTGTTGGGCTATTGGCTAACGATCCGCAGGAATGGCTGACTCAAGCTACGGCTAGATATTTGCCCACAAGGGCAGAGGAACAGCAGTATCGTGCTGTTCAGCAAGCTGGTGGGGATATAACGCAGACTCCGTACTATCAGAAGCTATTTGATTTAGCTCAGTTCCAGAGCAGCTTAAAACCGTTATCAAAGACTCAATTTCAGGTAGCTAACGAGGTAGCACAGAAAAACGCTGTGGATATGCTAGGGTTGCCACCAGATAACACGGCTATGGATCGTGCAAAGGCGATGGGCTTTGATACTGTAGGTTTTAGAGGTTCGACTGTAGAAGAAGTTTCTCATTCTAAGCCTATTTGGTGGTCTGAGGATCCACAATATGCAAGTGCTTATGCGGCACATACAGTTAGACCGCCTCGAGGGCAACCAGACCCATATGCAGGTAACGTAATGCCTTTGTTAGTAAAACAAGGAAAAAGCAAAGAATTTGAAAAGTTTAGTTCTGGTGGAGTTCCATTGGATGCCTTCAAGGGCTTTAATGATGGTGTTGAGACTGGACTTAGACGCTATGCACAAAATGAAATTACTGGAGATATGGGCGGGAAAATATGGGAAGCATTAACTATTCCAAAAAATGTTCGCTCACGTTTCGCAGTTTTTGATCCAGCAAGGGTAAATGAGTCAGACTTACTAGCAGCAGGAATCCCAATAGGACTACTAGGATCAACTCAAGTAGAGTTACCAAAGAAGCAAGAGAAGAAACCAACTAAGAAGTAAGCAAGACACCGGAAAGTATTGCAATATAGTATGCTCTGAAAAACCGTTACGAAACAGAAACTTATGGCAGCGAGAATCAGAAAGACTAAGCTAACAGATGAATGGAAAGCCAGAATACAGGCAGGAGTCATCTTGGACAGGCTAGTTAAGCACGTTAATGGCGAAGTGGACATGAGTTCAAGCCAGATCAAAGCGGCTGATATTCTGCTGAGAAAGACTATTCCTGACCTAGCGAGAACAGAAGTCACAGGGATGGATGGTGAGCCTCAAGAGATGGTCATTAGATGGGGGAAGAAATGAGTTACAAGCCGACTAACTGCCCTATGTGCAGCGCATTTCTGGTCAATAGCAAGTGTCTAAACTGCGGGTATCAAAAGACTGCATGACAGAGATCGTAATCGACTACCTACCTAGAGAGCAGCAGCTAGAGATACATGATGCCATTGAGCAGCATCGTTTTACTGTGGTGGTTGCCCATCGTCGTATGGGAAAGACTGTTAGTGCAATCAACCAGCTTATCAAGTCCGCTATCGAGTGCGACAAGCCAGACCCAAGGTTCGGGTATCTATGTCCCACATATGGGCAGGCTAAGAGAGTAGCATGGGACTATTTACAGAAATACACTAGACCACTAGGAGCTACCTACAATGTCTCTGAGCTTCGTGCTGATTTTTATGGGCGTAGGATTAGTCTTTACGGGTCTGACAATCCTGACAGCTTGCGTGGTCAGTATTTCGATGGCGTGGTTATCGACGAAGTTGGCGATCAGAATCCGAGAATATGGAACGAAATCATCAGACCTAGTTTGGTCGATCGTGGCGGGTTCTGCGTGTTCATTGGGACTCCTAAAGGTAATAACCATTTCTATGAACTAGCCGAGAGAGCTAAGACCGAGGAAGGTTGGAAGTACCTAGAGTTCAAAGCTAGTCAGACCGGAGTTGTCATTGACTCAGAACTCAAAGCCGCCTATCGAGAGATGGGGGAAGATCGGTATAACCAAGAGTTCGAGTGCAGCTTCTCAAGTCCTTTGGAGGGTAGCTACTATGGCAAGATTATTAACGATCTTGAAAGGGATGGTCGTATTAGCGACTTTCCTACTGACGGTCTGTGTCGTAGCTTCGTTGCTTGGGATTTGGGCATGGGTGATTCGACTGCAATATGGGTTGCTCAGTTGGCAGGGAAGGAAGTCCGACTTATCGACTGCGTAGAGAATCACGGGGTAGGACTGGACTGGTATGTCGGTTGGTTGAAGGATAACGACTATGGGAAGTTTGACCAAATCCTGCCCCATGACGTACAGGTTAGAGAACTCGGAACAGGCAAGAGTCGTAAGGAAGTGCTGGAGGAAGCTGGACTTAGCATCACAGTCGCTCCGAGACTTAGCGTTGCCGACGGGATACAGGCTGTGCGACGTATGTTGCCTAGATGCTGGTTTAA